CCGCAGTTCGCGTCCCCAAAGGCGTTGGAGCAGCTGCTCTGAAACACCGTGCGAGGCATCTGGTTGATCAGGAGTTCCTTGAAGTCCTTGACCTCCAGGACCACCGTCGTCGTGGTGGGATTCACGGCCGCCACGTTGCCCTGGAACAGGACCACGGACCCGAGCGAAGTATCCCCCCACCCGCCGGGCCCCATCGGCACCCATTCCACCAGGACCTGCGCACCGTCGAACCCGCCATTGTGCGCGAACAGGGGCAGGCTCACACCGCCCATCAGGACCGTCTGGCCACTGGTCAGGGTGATCTCGCAGGTCTGGACCTCCTTGCCCCGGGCATGCCGGATTGGGCCGCGCTTGATGCCGGGCTGGGAGGTGGACTGGTCGGCTTGGCTCGTGAAGGTCCGGCCGCCGACCGTGATGTTCTGGTCGCAGCTGGTCCAGCGGTAGACCGTCGCGTTCGCCAGCGTGATCGTGTAGCAGTTCGCCACGAGGAACACGGCCCCGCTGTTCAGGGCGCTGATGAGACCTCCGGAGGCGGCGCGCACCTATTTCACGCTGATGAGTTTGAGCTGGGCATTACCCCAGACCATGTTTACGATTTGTTCCATCTCCCACTCGTCCATCTCGAATCGGCAGCGGCGGTAGTAGCCGCCGGTCCAAGTGAGGACGGCGCCTACAGCTGGGTATCCAGTCCAAGTGACAACACCTCCAGCCCCGATGGTGTAGTCCACGCCGTTCGTGAACAGAACGCCATTGATGTAGAGGTTGATCCCTGGGGCAGGCTCAGTCACGGGCTCGAAGCCGTCCGTGCCGGGGTAGTAGCTCGGCGACACGGTGACGGCCGCCGCGGCGGTGACGATGGGCTCCGTGGGGACGATTCCGGGTTCCACCTGGGCAGCCCAGGTGTAGATGGTTCCGGTGCCCGCGCCCGCGTAGGAAAATGTGCCCGTGGTCGCATAAGCGCCAATTAACATCGGTTCAGAGGTTGCCGCCGCGAGGCGCTGGACGGAGACCCTGTACCAGCCGTTTGGAAGGGCCGTGATCTGGTACGGGGCGCCGGATGTCATGTCCATCAAGCCTGTATTCAGGTTCACGTTGACGTAACTGGTTCCGAGTTGCACGTAGCAGAAGCCAAGCGTGCCGGCCTTCACGTAGGCGCTCACCGTGTAGGTCTGCCCGATGGAAAGTCCGGTCACGGTGTTGCTGGCATAGTGTTGGGCATTCGTGCTCGTGTCCGTGATCTTCCCAGCCGTCACGCTCCCATCTGGGGCCCCGGTGGCGTTGTTCGCCAGGGTGGCGTTCGTTCCCGTCCAGGAGGCGATGGTCTGCGAACGAATGCACAGGTTCGTCCGGGGCACCGTCGGCACCGGGAAGGTCCCCAGCACGGTGGTGTAGTTGCCGGGCTCCCGGCGTTGAAGCTGAAAAATCTTCGTGGCGCCATCGGCCACACCGAACCCCATGGCCGTGTCGCTGGCGTCGTAGGGCTCGGGATAGAGGAAACTGTCCCACTGGCCCCGGTGCTGCATGTAGAAGGCATTCAGGGTGGCAGCCTCGTCGTAAATCGTTTGGGCGCTGAACCCGGCCTTCCGGACGAAATTGAGAGGGATCGTGAAGCGGTACCGGGGATAGCTCTGGAATGCTGCCCGGGTCTCCTTCCCGCTGATCGAACCCTGGACCAGTGTCGAGTAGACCGGGCTCCGCTTCACACCGATGGCGATACCGGGGAGAGCGGGGAAGATTTGGTTGCTCATCAGAACTTCCCGTTCCGGCCAGCGGCCTTGAGGGCGGCGATCAGCTCGCTCTGGTGAGCAATGAAGAAGCCGTCTGCGGTGGTCCCGTGGAAGTGAATGGCGCCGCCGGCCCCACCCTGGGCGGCCATCTGGCGCACAGGCTCGGCGATGCTGGCCGGGAGCACCATCTCGTTTTTGTGGATCATCGCCACCTGGTCCGATGGAACCCGGTCCCAGCCACCCTCGGCAAAGGCCATGACGCCGGTGAAGGATGCAGCGGCGGCGATGGGCGCAAGCATGGGGCCGATGAACGGGATGCCCACCGTGGCGTTCCATGCGCTCGCAGCGGCACTCTTGGCGTTGGTTATGACCTGGGTCATGTGGGCCTTGTCACTCTCGCTCTGCTGCAGCACGAAGTACTTCAGCCACTGCAGGCCCATGTTGATGATGGACTTTTCAACCATGCTCTCCATCTGTCTCATAGCGCCTTCGACGCCGTCCTTTAGGCTCATCTGGCCGTGGAGCATCTTCTGGATCCCGACGTCCCACCCGCTGGTGATCTGGTCCAGGATCTTCATCTCGCCTTCAAGCCGCTTTTTCTGGTTCTTCTCGATGTCCTTGGCGATGTCCTCGTGGATCTTCCGATCCAGGTCAGCGAACTTCTGTTCCTCCGCTGCTTCGGCCTGCACACCCTCCAGCCAGTGCTTCTCGGACTGGGTATCGAGCGTCTGAATGGTTTTCTGGTACTCCCGCTCCTGGTCGGCCATCTTTGCTCGGATGGCCGCGATGACTGAGGCTTTGCCCTGGGCCAGCGCGATTTCCTTCTCGCCTTCGGCCTGCTCTGCTTCCAGCTTGTCCATGGCCGCAGCCTTGCTGTTGGCGATCATCTCGTCGTAGTCAAGGGCGCCCATATCGACCAGGTGCTTGTCCGCGGCGATGCGGGCGTTCACGCTGTCAACGGCGATCTTCAGTTCTTCCTCGGCTGAACCCTTCGCCAGAGCCAGCCTTTCGGCCTCCGCAGCCGCGGTTGCAGCCTTCTGTGCTGCCAGATCCTCCTTGTCCACCAGTTTCTGCTTGCCTTCGCCCACTGGGCCGCCACTCATCCCCTTGGCGTGCATCTGCTCGCGGGCACGGTCTGCCGTTCCTTCGTTCAGGTAGTAGAGCGCCTTGGCGTCCTCCAGGGCCTTCTGAGAGTCGATCTGACCCTGCAGGAAGCCGGTGTGCAGGTCCCGGAAGAAGTTGGCGATGGGAGTCGCACTGGCCGACACCGTGGCGGCGTACTCCTGTTGGGCGATCTTCAGGCGCCCAATGGACTGCTTCGTCTCATCCATCTGCGCCATGGACGCATCGGTGACGATCTTCGCGCCCTCTGTCTTTTTCAGGTTCTCAACGAACTCTCCGAGTTGCGCCCCTGCCATGGCCCCGCTGCGCCCCAGGGCCAGGATAAGGAACTGCATCCGCTCCGTGGGGGTTGCCATCCTATCGGCGATCTCGTGGACCTTCTCCATGTAATCCACGAAGGACATGCCCTGGAGGGCCGCCTTGTCTGAGGCCACCCCGTTGGCGATGAGCACATCGCTGTTGGCCTTGATGCCCCGCTGCATGCCCACCATGAGGCTCTGCAACTGCTCTGTGCCTCCACCACTTAACTCCATGGCGGCGGTGTACTGGTTCATCTCGACCACCGAGGCCCCGGTCGCGTACTGGAGCACCTTGAAGGTCTCGGCCAGTTCGTAGGTCTTTTCGACCGCCTCACCCACGTAGTCGAAGCCCTTTTTCAACGCCTCGAACGCGAGGCCCACAGCCCCCAGTGCCAAGGATGCTGTTCCAACCTTTTCGAACGACTCGATCAGTGACCCCAGGTCCCCTTGAATCCCCTCTGTCGCGGACTGGATGGCCCCCTGGCTGTCCTTCATCCCCTGAAGAAGGCCATGAATGTCTGAGGTAAATTTGACTGAGAGTTCCTTGTCGTCTGACATTCCTACCCCTGCAGTTGGCGGACCCAGGCTTCCAGTGCTTCAGGACTCATAACTTCGTGTTCCTCTGGCGGCTCGATGCCGAGATAGGCCTTGACCATCAGGTGGAGCGGTGGGCATTCGGACCAGTAGTCCAGGAGGTCTTGGACCTCGGGCCACGGGGTGGCGTCCAGTTCGTGGATGGTCCATCCCGTGGTCGTAACGATGAGCCCCGTGAGGCGGCTCCAGTTCAGGGGTTCTGAGGAACTGGAGCTGCGTCTTCCGGGCGGGCGAAGGTGACGGTGTAGAGGTCTGACGCCCCCGCCTGGATGGCCCCAGGAGACAAGGAATCGAAGTCCTCGTCCGGAAAGGCCAGCTTGAGAAAGGTGATGCAGTTCTCGGTGCGCTGGATGGGGTCGAGCCCCGTGACGGTGAGCCCGTCCACCGCTGGGGAGTTCGCCTTGAGGACGCCATATTCGAGCGCGGGAATCGGCTTGCCGAAGAGAGTCGCCATGGCCTAGTTCCCCGTGTAGAGCGTGACCAACTGGCCCGCTGCGTTGGCACTGCACTCGAAGTCCACGGATTTCTCCATGAACCCGGTGTTTTTGAAGGCCAGGGAGAGTTTGGGGATGGAGACCACGGGCAGGTAGATACCTGCGGGGCTGGCGATGTTCGCACCACCAGCAGCAGCCTGGTAAAGGTTGAACAGGCGGAACCCGAACGTGGTATTCGTGCCCATCATCTGGTTGTTGTACTGGATGGTGGTGCCCACAGCCGCTGCCGTGTACATGTAGGACACCTGCATGATGTGGGTGTTGTCAGCCGCGGCGAAGGTGTAGACGCCCGAACTGGTGGGCGGAACGTACTGCCCCGTGGCAGGAGCAGAGGCAACGGCGGTCAGGAACTTGTTTGCCGTCACGTCGAACACGCCCAAGTCGCCACCGGCCACCGTGAGGGCGCCCTTGACGGTGGTGTAGGTGCCCGCCGCCAAGGTGAACTGCTCGGCGTAGACCGGCTGGGTGGAACCGACGGCGCTGGATGAACCCGCCAGGATGGCGCTGATGAGGCCACCAGCGAAGTACCCGGTCTTGAACTTGCCGGACAGCTTCACTTCTCCCCGGGCCTTGTCCACGGCGGCCTGGAGGTTGCCCATCAAGTCGATCATCTTGCCGGAGAAATCGACTGAGATGTCTTGAAGCACGGCCACAACGATAGGCGTCACCGTGCCGGTGAGGTTGGGAGTGAGGGTTGCGAGACCCGTCCCGAAAAGGGGTTGCGACATGGTGATCTCCGAGGGGGCCGTTTCAAAGCGGCCAAAGGAGTGGGGTTAGAACAACTTGGCGATGCGGGCCTTGAGGGCTTCCTTCTCGCTGGAGATGTAGTTGTGGACGGTGGTCGGGACCTCGGCCATCGTGTTGCGCACCACGTTGGCCCAGAAGGCTTCGACTTCGGCGTGAATGGCTGCGAGCTTCGCGTCCACCTCAGCCTCGATCTGCTGGACGACGGAAGGTCCAGGAGCAACCGCCGCGTCAGCCCCCCCTTCATCGGGGGTGATGGCCGCCGTCACGGACGGCGTGGGAGTTTCAGGGTCTTCAGGCATAGGGCCTCCTTTAGCGAACTTCAACTTCGATTGGGAAGATCAGGAACAGCGAGTCACCCAGCACGCCCTCGTCTGACCAGACAGGGCCGGAAATCCAGGCGTGGCGAATGCGCCCCAAGGTGTCGCCCAGGACCTGGACCTGCCCGGGAAATCCCGGCCAACCCTGGACCACGACGGGCACGATGGCCGCCTTGATCGCCTCCAGGAAATTGTTGAGCACCGTGGAGGGCGCGACGGGCGGATTGGCTTGGGCGTCGCTGTTGTGCAGGTAGCAGTAGATGATGTGTTCGTACTTCCAGCCCGTGGGAAGCCCGTCTGGATCGTTGATTGGGGTGGGATCGCCCATGGTCTGGAACAAAGCGGGCATGTCTTCGGTGGGCACTTCGCCGATGGTCTTGAGGATCCGACTGGAGAACTTCAGCCCCGCCGTAGTCTGGAGCTTGGCGAACAGGGCAACGGCGATGCCTTCGGCGTCATAGGTGAGGGTCATTTGATCGCCTCCTTCAGCGCCGCGGCGAGGCCCGCCGTGATCTCAGGGCCGAGGGCACCGAGAGCCGATCGAAGGAACGACCGGGAGGGAATCTTGGATCCGGGGTGATGCACGGCGCGGGCGAACTGCATGGAGCCCTCGCCGATGGCCCTGGAGATGGCCCCAGCCTTACCTTTGGCATAGCGCCCGCCCTTGGTCGTCATGCTCTCCCTGGGGCCGATGAAGCCTGCCCGGGCGAACATGAGGGCCTTGCCATGGATCGGAAAAATGTCATGCGCCTTGGTCTGGCCACCCATCTCGTGGATGCGGGCGTAGACGACGTTGGTGCCGACGATTCCGGCGAAGGTCGTGCCGTCGTCCGTGGCCTTGGCGGTGATGGACCGCCGCAGCCGACCAGAGCGAACGTTCAGGGCCTGGCCATTGAGCTCATTCTGCTTCACGTAATTCTGGAGCATGATCGCCAGGCGCAGGACGGCGCGTTTCATGCTGTCCCGCGTGCCCGCTTGCAGGCTCTCCATGAAGGAGAGAACCCGCTCGGACCCGATGAGTTCGGCGGCGATCATGATTAGCCCACATTCCGGCGCGTGTAGCGCTCAAGAATCAGCGTCACGTCCAGCGGCGCCCAGGTGGCGAGGTAGGCTGCCGTCATGCGCCCGCCCACGGATTCAGAGGACTTCCCCTGCCGGTTGCGGTTGCGGAACAGCCAGCCCACCAGGGCCCAGACGGCGTACTGCAGGTCCATGGGAATCGCGGAAATACCGCTATAGCCCGCCGTGTAGTTCACTTCACAGTTCTGCTCTCCTCGGGTGAAGAGACACCCGGCCAGACGAATCTCCTGGCGCATGGGGTCGAAGGTGTAGCCATAGAGTGGGTAGGGGTTCGTTCCGGGCGTCACCAGCGGGATGCTGATGCCGTCGATGTTCACGAAATTGATGGTGGCGGGGCCGTAGGGGACCACGATGGTCTTGCTGCCCCAACCCGAGAAAAACCAGTCGTAAGTGGCTGACAGGATCGGGTTGTC